TAAATTGGTCAATGTCTCCAAAAAGCTCAATTGCTTCAGCAATCGACCGGCAAGGAACAATATCAGGATAACAACCAAAAACAAGCGGGTTTTTTATATCAGGTAACACATGCGAGAACACAACGTGATCACCCATTCCGCTGTTCAATACAACAATAGTCTTATCCTTGAACCTCAGATAATTTCTGAAAATCAACTCATCGTGATGATAAAGAGCAGCATTCGTCTCAGCCCGAATTCCTCCACTTGGATTCTTGAAATGCCAAGTTACAGCGTCCGGGACGACAAGCAAAGTATACCCTTTTTTCAATAACCCCCAAGTGAAAAGGGTTTCTTCCCGATGGGCAACTCTCGATAGTCCAAGATTGAAATTATGGATTCCGGCTCGGTACAGGAAGGTGCAGTGAAGATGCTCGACCTGCCTGACCTTGCTTATAGGCGACCACTGGATACTTGGCTCATCAAATATGTCGTCGATCTTCCCCGTTGACGATTGATCGTATTTCATCACCGGCGGCGTCATAACCGAGCCACCGACCGCGCCAATCTTGTCGGATGTATGCTTCAGAAGGTTTTCCAGAACATTCGGCTCTGGGACAGCATCATCATCGCATCGCCAAACCCACTCAAATCCCATCCTATTGGCCGCCTGATGGATGTGATGCTGGCCCTTCTTTCCGGCATATTGCCACTCCCATTCAATGCCTTTGGTATTAAGCATATTGAACAGATTTTGATATAGATGTTCCCCTCGCATGTCTTTTGGATCGTCGTTATCATCAAAGATGACGAGCTTATCGACCTTGCGAGTCTGATTGGCGATGGCCGTCAGCACAATCGGCAGGGTAGTGAAATATCTGCCCCTAGTAGGGACTGAGCATAAAACCTTAGTCATTGTATTCACACAGCATCAAGTTCATGCCGTCAAAAGGCGCATCGCCAATTTGGCCTATTTCGTTCATAAACTTGTATTCAAACCCCGGAAGATGGCTTTCATCAAGCATATGAAGCCTGTGATGCTCTCCCCAGAATCCGGGCGTCTCTTTGTATGGAACGGTGATCAGCAATCGCTTGCAGTGCTTTTTTAGACGTTGAGCAACCTCAAGACCATTATCGATATGCTCAATTATTTCCATTGCCACAATGGTGTCGTATTGCTGCAGATCAAAAGTATTGATATCGGCATTAACAAATTTCTTGTTTTTACCCCAACCTTCTTCCGCAGCAACAGTAACAATTTCAGGATTGTAATCAAGGCCAAGATAATTCACGGAATCACCAAAGAATTGAGATCCGTAGCCGTTTGAACAACCAATCTCGAGAAGGCTATTTCCAAGCAAACGATCAGCAGCCCACAGATATCTACTCTTTTCTCTGGGCTGAACTTCTTCACCCTTGATTGCAACGTATCTCTCAAAATTATTCATCAATGACCATTTGTAATTTTGAGGATTGTATTTCCTTGCAAGCTTACGACCGTTCCTTGCAAATACGGCGTTGAAGTCACTCACCAAATTCTTGTCGTGAACGGTGCCTTCTCCAGAGTGATAAATGGGAAAGCCGCCACCATACATTTCCTGACTAATCAATTCTTTTGGCGCTGATTCAGAAATAACAAATCCCGCTCTCATAGCTTCAATACTAAATTCAACATCCTCTCCAGTTCCGATGCCATATTCTTCGTTGAGAAGGCCAATGCGATCAAATACTTTTCTGTGAATCATTGCACAGAAAAACACGCAAAAATTACTTGCTGCATCAGGAGAATATTGAATAATTGGACCGCTAATGCCGACCCTCTCATCTAATAAAAATGGAGAATTCAGCATATCAAGCCATTGATTTTTTGCTTGATCAAGAAGAATTGTGTCGTTGTTAAGAAGAATTATTTTGTCTGCAGTCGCAGCATTAACCCCTTTATTTGTAGCTTTTGGATAACCCAAAGGGATATCGCACCACTCAACCTTCAAATGCGGTATTGCTGTATTGAGATATTGCAAATATTGAAATGTATTATCTTTGCAGCCATTTGCAGAAATAATAAGCTCAACATCATCCATATCTGAATATTTGATGATGGAGTCAACACACGGCTTCAAATACTTTTCGCAGTGGTTGTAAGTCGGTATGACAACGCTGTATTTCAATTTTTACCTTTGATCAAAATACGCCGCCATTTATACCGCTGGTAAAAGCATTTGTTGAAGCATTGTATACAAGGTCTGAATCCACATACACAGCCTGACTTCCAGAAGTTCCAGTAACCAACGTCGGATAAGTAGTCGCTGAGGATGTGGTTGTTACGTCTATATTTGTTGGTGGAAGACCGCTAAATCCAGAAATTCCAGAATATCCACTGATACCAGAGAACCCACTATATCCGCTTATTCCTGAGAAGCCACTGTAGCCAGAAATTCCACTGAATCCAGAATATCCAGAAATTCCGGAAAATCCGCTGTAGCCACTGATACCAGAGAAACCGCTATAGCCGGACGTTCCAGAATAGCCGCTTATGCCGCTATAACCGCTATAGCCTGACATTGGGACATTGATGGAGTCCCAAGACGTTCCATTCCATTGCCAAGTTGCACCATTGGCAGAATATATTTGCCCGATTGTGGGCGAGGTAGGAAAATCTAACGAGGCCATGATTTACCTTATTGGAATTCTGCAACAATAGAACCAAATACAGGGTCGGCAGTTCCGTTCCCACTGATTCCGATTGGAACTATATAAACTTCCGCTTTAGCGCCAGCGACTAGATTTATCCAGCCAGTGTCTAAATAAGTTGCGGTTACGTTTATAGCAACAGAAACGACAGAAGTTCCAATGTCTAAATAACTTGCCGCAGTTTGTGTGTAAGTTGTCGCGTATCTTAAAATAAGCAAAGAAGCAGCGGCTCCCGCAACCGTAAGTTTATTTACTCGAAACCTTACTTGCGTGAAATTGGTTAAATCAACTTCTTGTATTGCTGCAAAACTGATTGGAAAAATAGTTGCCGCAGTAGGCATATTAGTAAAAATTTCAGAATCAGTAGCAAGCAAAGGAACTCTAAGAACTGTGCCGGCAGTGCCGGTTGCTCCAGAAAATCCACTGATACCAGAAAAACCTGAGAATCCACTTATTCCAGAAAATCCAGAATATCCACTGATTCCTGAAAATCCAGAGTATCCAGAGAATCCAGAAATACCAGAACCACTAAAGCCAGAAATTCCTGAACCACTAAATCCTGAAATTCCAGAAAAGCCACTATAGCCAGAAATTCCACTTGCCCCAGAAAAACCACTATAACCAGAAATTCCAGAGAATCCGCTGTAACCTGAAATACCCGAAAAGCCACTATAGCCAGAAATACCTGAACCACTGTACCCGGAAATACCTGATCCACTGTAACCACTATATCCACTGATTCCGCTGCCGCTATATCCAGAGATACCGGAGTAGCCTGAATAACCTGATTCACCGATCAATGAAGTGAATGCGTCGACCCACTGCGACCCATTCGCATCGGTGTAATATATTTTTAGTTTTCCGGATACATCATCCCACCACAAGTCGCCTTGTGTCGGGGAAGATGGCGGAGTATCGCTGACGGTTACAGATGCTCCGCCGCCACCGCCTGAATATCCAGAAAAGCCTGAAAATCCAGAAATTCCAGATCCACTATATCCAGAAATTCCAGATCCACTATATCCAGAAAATCCGCTGTATCCAGAAAGCCCAGAATATCCACTAGATCCACTTTCACCTGAATATCCGCTATATCCAGAGAATCCGCTGTAACCAGAAATTCCGGATGCTCCATTAGCACCAGATTCGCCAGAATATCCGCTAGATCCGGAGTATCCGCTATATCCAGAAATTCCCAAGCCACTATACCCAGATATGCCGGAGCCGCTATAACCTGAGATCCCGCTATATCCAGAAGCGCCATCCGCGCCAGAATTCCCAGAATATCCGCTGTACCCAGAATATCCGCTGTACCCAGAATATCCGCTGAAGCCGGCTCCGCTGGTACCGGTCGCTCCAGAATAGCCGCTGTAGCCAGATATTCCTGATCCGCTGTAACCGCTATACCCTGAAATTCCAGAGTAACCAGAAATTCCGCTGTATCCAGATAACCCTAGCCCAGAGTAACCGCTATATCCAGAAGCTCCGCTATATCCTGAAACACCACTCAATCCCGTATAAAAGCTCCTCCAAGAGCCTGCAACGTAACCATCGAAGGTCTGGGTGTCTGTATTGAAACGAATTGCGCCATCGCCGCCTATGGGCTGCTGAGCCACATTTCCAGAAGGAATCCTCATCGATCCTGTTCCGGGGATCGTTGGATTCGAAGAAATCGCTATTACAGGGCTTCCAGAGACGCCATCTCCGTTGGTAACGGTGATTTGGCTTGCGGTGCCTTGAATAGTGACGCCGCTGATCGTTCCGCCGCCTTGTGCAACCAAAATACCCGTTCCAGAGTATTGGGCGAGGGCCAAAACGGTGCCAGAAAGACTGATTTGAGGATTGCCGGCTAACCCATTGCCGTTGGATATCGAAATTCCAGACCCAGAAACAGTAATAGACCGCGGAGTAATCGTAGTTCCGCCGGTTTTGACCGCAAAACCAAGCCCAGCAACTTCTAGCGATCCTGCGGCACCATTTAAGCTTAGTGATAGCGTGCTTTGAGCGCCGTTATCTGTCAATCCAAGTCCGGTCCCAGTACTAAGGGCGCGAGAATCTGGAAGCGTAGGCTCTTGATTGACGGTAAGAATGGTTTGATTAAGCGACGGAGAGATTGCAATGGCCGCAGTAGTGGCTCGTACGGTAATGCCACCCTGAACCATCGGGACTATTTCTGTGCCATCCAACGGTTGCGCAGCAGGAAGATCCGTAATCTTTACATTTGCCATTACGGAGTTACCTCAATACCTTCAAGATTTCCATTGTCTTCAGGAACCTGTTGATCTTGCTCAAGCGAAATCACATAACCACCATATTCACCGGTAGTAAGCGCATTCGGATTGGTTGCAACAGACACATCCGGACGAGGAAAACGAAGCGTGATGCGCTCAGTCTTGCGTGCCGGTAGTCGATACGGATCTTTCTCATCAGCACAGTTTTGCCCGCATACCTGAAGACCCGGAAAATTGGGATCTGCACGTAATTCGGCTTGTGGGCGCTTCATTTTGCAACGATCACAGACTGCGATTGCAATCGTTGAATAGCCCCTAGTGTCGAGAAAGATAGACATCAGCGTGTATATGGACCTATGTTCGGCGCAAAATAAATCGGAGACTTATCACGCTCCTCTTGTTCCGCTTCAAAAAGATACTTATCGGCCATCTTTTCAAGATATGCAATTCTGTCAGAAGGCACGCCCGGAAGCTCCATCGACATTCTGTGCGCAAGCATGAATACCGTAGCCTCATACCAACGCTGAGGCACCTCTAGCTCATCCTGCAGAGCGCCAACGTCCTGAATCTGACGCGAATACCAGATCGTCATCTGCACGAACGGATCTGACGGAACCTGCCACAGATAAAGCTTCGGTCTGGGGATTGTTCTGTCAAACCAGAATTGGAACGGCTGATTGGCCGTGAAATTCTTGTTCGGAAGGTTTGTGTAATCGTCTCGGTTCAGCCGAGCCATCGTAATTTCAGTGCTGTTGTTGCCAACATAGAACTCACGAATGGATAGAGTGTTTCCGCCAGTCTCTCTCATCCGGTAATACTGGACATTCTGACCCGGCTCGATGTCATACCAGAGCCATTCATTGTCTACCCAAACTACTTCACCCGGGTCATACAGAGTCGACCAAGTAACGCCATCGGTCGAATATTCCAGAATCACATTGAACGTGCCGCTGACTCCCGGAAGAATGCCGATTGATCCAGCATAGATCGGATTGTAGTCACCGTAATTGATGGCGATATTGCCATTCGGCGCATTCTGAGTGCAGATCGTTTCAACAGAATTATCAAACGCATTTGCAATCACGCCGCCGGCAGAACTGGTATATCCACCAGTTGAGTTCGGCGTAGGCCTAGTCATCTTGCGATACAAGGCATTCAGGACATCAACGCCACCCAAGGGCAGTTCGTAGATATACTGATTGGCTTTCAGGCCGATGACTGTCTTGTTGATGGCCCAATATTGGATTCCAATATTGATGAGCCGAGATAGCAGGAAAAATAGACTTTCCCGCGCAGAAACTTGCTGTTCAGACGTAAGCTCTTCGGCAAGTTTGCCGCAGCGCCTAGCTCCGTGATCTATCAGAGTTTGGACATTGACTACCGTTGTCCCAACCGTTCCTGAAGTTGCCATTTACCATCCTTTCACCAGCCGGGGCAGTTCCACCGCTTCATCGAGGCCCGCGATCTGCTGCCTCTCTCGCTCTTACGAGCAACTGGCCCCATTCTAGCGCAGAAGGAATCGCGCCGAGGGCCGCCTTGCGGCTGCGGAGCTTTCAGATTGCTTCCGGTTTCACGGTTATATTTTTCACGACCTTTTTGGGTCAGGCCAGCGCCACGTTCAGCCGGCAGCTTCTCGCCTCTACCGATGGCCAGAGAGACGTTTCCGCCCTTTGCCTTCTTGTCAGGCAGCTTGCCATATGACTTTTTTCCCACGTTGCTCTCGGTATATTCCTTGGCAACGGAGGGCTTGATGCCGACCTTTTTGGCAAACCGCGGATCGCTTTCCGCTGCCTTCATAAACCGAAACTGAGCTTTTGACTTGGCCGGCATTTTTAATCCGAGTTTTTAATCAAGTAGCCTTCTTGAGATATAGCAACATCGCCTGATCCAGTGGCAAGTTTGCACTGCAACTGAATATCGGTTTTTTCAAAAATAGGTCTTGGCATAATTCTCAAAGCAAAATAGCTAACCGCAAAAGGAGCTTGCTGAGTAACTTGAACAACTCCGGCAGAACTTATTGTTTTGTTTTGATATGTAACGTAATCGTTACCGTTCAACGAAGTGTAGATATTTACTCTTTGAAGATAGTAAGTATAGCCAGCGGGAACTGTGTAAATTGCAGCCTGCGATCTTCCAATACCTGAATTTATCTGAGCGTACGTGACTGTTCCGCCTGAGTTTTTAAGATATACAGCACCAGCAGGATTTGTTGTGCTACCAACACTTACAAAAATACTATTTATTCTGAAATACTGTTTTACCGTTGCAACGGGAGTGGCACCGTTCATCACAACAACTTCAGAAATTATTTCGTAGTTTCCGTTAAGACCAACAATCGTGATAGATGCGGTATCGCCACCAGTTCCGGACACATACAT